TGCGGATACTTAATTAGATTCGTCATGATTTCATGCTGCATTGGAAAGTACTCTTTCTGGAGGTCTTTCCATAAAGGTAAGGACAGGTCGCTTACCTGCATATCTTGTACCACAGTATCAGGAGGTGCTGATAGAATGGTAAGTAGTTCTTCTTGTGTCATCGCTCAATCTATTGAATGTGATTACTCTGTTACTTCTATTTCTAATTCTTGGGCTACGGCAACGGCTAAATCCGCAGGAGTGTAGTCATCTACGTCTATATCAAGACCTTTATCAGCGATAATCTTAGCGATTTCCTCTCCTGTCATGGATTTTAGCTGTTCCCACGTTAAGATACTACCGGAAGGTCCTTTTCGTTGCTCTAAGGCTTTATTTTGAGCCTCTTGTATTTTAGACTGCATCCAATCTATATTGTTCTTACGGTTACTTGGTACAGGCTGCCCTATTTCCTTCTTGTACAACTCACGTACCTCCGCCAATATCTCGTCCTTGGTTAGTTCTTTACGTGCTGTACCTTGCATCACGATTTCCTGTAATTCACTTTCCGGTACCTTTTCAAGAATTCCTTCAAGCATGTAAGAAATCTCCTTTGTTGCGAAGTTTTTCTGCGATACTATCACAGATACCTGCTGTCCTTTGTAAAGGACCTTTTGTTCTGGTTTGAATTTTGCGTTCATGTTTTCTAAATTTAGATTATTTAATTGAATTCTTTTACAAATATACGTACTATTTCTTCTAATTGTAAAGAGCGTGGTAAAGATTGGTTTCTTCCTGCTCGATATCACCATCATCAAGCTCATACCAAGCCCTCATAATAAAGACGTCAAGCCAATCAGGACTTCTTCCAAGCGTTTCTTTTATTTTCTCCTTAGGCAGTATGCGAAGACGCCCATCTTTATCAGCCTGGTACGTCTTTAACTGACCTAACTCTTCTTCTATTCTCTGTCGTAACTCCATTCCCACGTCGGCCTTGAAGTACATCTTATCTATGATTTCTGCTAATTTATACCCACATTCGCACTTTCTATTGAAGTATGTCTTATTGCTTGGTTTTCCTCCGTTCTTGAATCCTACTATTCCACAATTATCTACCACTCCACCCCCTACACCATCTTCATCTGCTAATACATTTGATGCGGGTATTTGATGCTTTTTTCTTAAGGCATTTATACATTCCTGAATTTGGACAGTTGAAGAAGTGTCAAACATGTAGTATTCCGTAAGAGTGAAACCGTGCCAGATTGTGATTACGGCTTTATCTGAACCGAACCGAGCTATATCTGATATGATATATTTTTTCTTATAGTCTTCTACGACGTGTGTATTCGTGAATAGATTTGTGATTGATTGAAAGGATATCAATGCAGTCGGGTCGTCATCGTAATCGAAATTACCATATAGTAGACGTTCTTTTGTAGCCTTGTCTTTTAGTGTGTGTAAGGTCTTAATGTAGTCTTCCGTTAGGTAGGGGTTATCTACGGCGAGTGCAGGTATGAATTTCGTATGAGGTTGTTCTTCTTTTTTCTTGAATGGTAGATAGAAGACCTGGTACAACCAATTCTTTTTCGGATTGAACGTGACGAGTATCTTGCCTTTGATTTTGAATTCTGTATTGTACCACCTACCGACACGTGTCTTCAATACTTCATATGCCATGCTGTGTACGTTACCTGCCTCCTCTATCCAACCGCCTGTGTATTCCTTTGAACCAAGACGTTCATACATTGGGTCTTTCTGGGGATAGTAACTGAGGTCAAGGAACTCTATTTCACTTCCGTTGTTGAAGTATATGTGATTATCTGCGTATCTCCATTCTTTTCGTTTTAGTTCTTTTGCTACTTTTCTGAACGTGAACAGTACGGATTCTCTTGTATCCTTGAGGCTGTCGCGACCAACGAACCACTTACTACCAGGTAAAACTTCACACATGAGCGTCAGCCAATAAGAACCGAGTATGGACTTACCTCCTCCTGCTGCCCCTCCGTAACCTACACAAGTGACGTCTGGTCCAGTCAGGAGGTCTAATGCTTTTAATTGTTTGGTTGTTAGTTGCATACTATTGTAGATTGAATGCCTTGCGTATTGCTTCTACGGCATTGGTTGAGAAGTCAAGTTCCTGTTTGTTTTCTACCTTTTCTGGTGCATTATACCCGTACATTTTAGCGAGTTTCTCTATCGCTGCCAATTTATCATACAGTTTTATTTTAATGTACTCGACCTTCACAGGTACTTTCTTACCATTGATAGGTACCATAATGGTTTCGGTTTTCGTATCAATACTCTCTATGGCATCTAATGCCCCCGGATTGTTTTCCTTGATTTCCTCCCATTCCTCTAACTTTATCCAATTATTATGGAGATGTGCGATTGAGGAGAATGCGATTTTCACAAGTTCTGCAGATAGACGAGCCTTACTCACACCACATATCTTCTCGTAGTCTGTCTGGATGAATGCTACATATTGCTGTATTTTCGGATTTCTTCTCATTTTACTGCCCATTGTAGCGGCACTGAACGTGGTGCCTCTGTAGATTGTCTTATAGGCTCTCGTGGCGTTCCAATCAATACAGTACTCCATACAAAACCTTTTTTGACGTTCTGTAAGTAGTTCTTCAAGTTCTTCACGTGTGTATTTTCTACCTATATCGAACACCTCTTTTTTGGATTGTCCGAGTATGTTTAGAGCCTTCTTATTGGCTCTCATGTGTTCTGCTTGCTTTATCCGGTATTCCGGTTGCTTGGCCTTAGTTACTGTTCTTTTCATAGTTTTTCTATGTTTGAAGATTGAATCCGAACTTCCTTCCACTTGCACGTTTCACATGATTTCTTATCATATTTATAATGAATACAAGTATTCTTGTTGGTAGTTCTGATGCATTTGATGTATGATTCTCGTGCCATATACATATTTTTTCGTAAAAATAATAAAAAAATTCATATACCTACAAGTATTGAAAATAAAAGGATTGGAGATGTTTTTTAAAAAAAATATTTTAAAAAAGTCTTTAAAAAATTTGCTTTTTAAATTCATTTATCCGTATATTTGTAAAACGAAACAAAGATAGTAATAAATTAAAAATTTAGCAAAATGAACTACAGAATTGTACAAGACACGAAAGGTAAGTGGAGTCTGCGTGTGCAACAAAACGAAAAATGGATAGTTGTTGAAAATGTACCTCATCTTTTCGAGATTCTCAAACCTAATAGCATTGAGAACGTCTACACAAAAAAAGAAGAGTACCCAACGAAAAGGAAATCGTACCTGTATTACTTTGAATGGAGAGGTCATATGAATTGCATGTACTTCTACAAAGAGGTCTTTCAAAACTACCCTGCCAACCGTGTAACTCGTACCGAAATATTCTTACGCGACTATGATAAGCCATTTGCAGGAAGTCCGAAATACATGCAGACAATTAGCTCGTCACGTGCCACAGTACGTAAGAACCTTGAAAAAGTGATCAGATTTTTAAACCAAATGGAAATGGAGGTTAGTCATGTATAAACAACAACCAACCCCGGACAGTGTATCCTTAACTACAATCAAGGAGGCCTTAAAAATATGTCGAATGAATGCGGAGTGCGATTTAGCAAATTCATACACGGAGGAATCCGCTGAGGCACGACAATTGAAGGAAGACCTGAACTACATCATACAGGCTCTTGGTTACCTTGAGTGTATTCCTAACGACGAGAATAGAGTACTATTCACAAGTAGCATCAAGTACTAATGGAACTACTGAAATTCATATTATTTTTGTGCATGTGTTGGGCTTTCATATGTCTAACATACACCTACATACTAACAAAGTAAAATCATGGCAAAATCAATTAAAATGGCAAGTGGTAATGAGTTACACGAACTCAATTGCCTTATAGAACGTATTGAAGACATACTCAACATATTCTCACACGTTGAAGAGTATATACCCGAAGCGTTTCGTAGAGAATTAAAAAAGGTTTCTGATAGAGTGGATAAGGAATGGAGATTGAGGTATGACGACTAATTATGACAAGGCTCGTATGCTTGTGAATACGATGTTTACAGCAGTACGAATAGGATCTTCTGAACTAATCAAACAGACTCACAACGACTACGAGCAGAATAAACACGTATTCAACGGATTAGATTACCTTATACAGACATGGAATCACTTAATGAGAAAAGCAAATGAAACTCTTGAAAAAGATACGCAAGATAGCAACCTTATATGAACCACCTACAGGCTCTGCGGTAATTAGATTACGATTTCCATGTACGATTGAAAATATCCGCGAAATCTCAATTCTAACGGACTTTGTACTTGCAAAGGATAAAACGTATGCAACAGTAGAGAAAACACTTGACAACCTACTGAAATTAAAAAATTACGGGTATTCTATAGGAGAAAGTCTTCGTATATGGGGAAATACAGAGTACCTCATAGAGAAACATCGTAAGAAGATTGGTGTTCTTCCATGCGTAGGTGGTACGTATCTACCATACCAAGAAAAAGGAATCATCTATACGGACATGTTAGGGGGAAATTCTCTGATTGCAGATGAACCAGGTTTGGGAAAGACTATACAGGCACTCGGTTGGGTACAGTTACGCAAGAGGCTGCCGGTTCTTATTATTACCACTGCAAGTATGAAAGAGAAATGGGCTGAGGAGGCTAATAAATGGACAGATGTGGGAGATTCTTATGTCTTATACGGAGCTAAATTGAAAAAGGTTCCTGATGTACCAATCTATATTGTGAACTACGACCTACTACGGTACCACGTTGCTTTCTTACAATCGAAGGCATTCCAGACAGTTATTATTGATGAATGCCATAAGATTAAGAATGAGACGGCTCAGCGGACGAAAGCATGTATGAAAATCGTTAGGTTTATACCTCATCACATACTACTATCAGGAACCCCTATAGAAAAGGCTCCTGCAGAGTTATATACATCAATAAAGATATTGAAACCTCAATTATTTCCGAGTAAGTACAAGTACCTACATAGATATTGCAATCCAAAACATAATGGTTTCGCATGGACATTTGATGGAGGTACAAATACAGAGGAGCTCTACGAATTGCTATGTGCAAATCTAATGATTCGGAGGAAGAAGAAGGATGAATTGAAGAATTTGCCAGAAAAAACCTACACGTTCATACCTCTACCACTTACAAATCAGAAGGAATATGACTTATGTGAA